AGTAGGTATTAAACTTCCGAACTGAGGACTTAATACACCCATTTTAAATAGTTTTAATTGTTAAATTTACTTTTTTTAATTCTCAATTTTGAACTATCTACACCAGATATAGCTTTAACTTTTAAACCACCTATGAATACATCTCCTCCGCTAGTTTGTCTAGCTTCATTAGATATATTTTTAGAATTATCTACTACGGTTTTTATACCGTCAGATTTTCCTTGCTCATAGAAATGACTTACAATTTTGTCTATATTCTGTGCAGCATACATAGCCTTATGATAACCTTTCGTATCTTTAACATTACCTTCATTGTCTAAGAACTTCTCGACGAAGTTGTTTAAATTTGATTGATTGTCTGCGACATCACTAGGGTTTTTAACACCATATCTAAATTTTTTTTCACCAACCTCGAAATCAAAACCTTTGAAATCATTAGTAAAATATTCTTTAGTGTTGTTAACAAACTCTTCGTGTTGTTGCGATGCTATTTGTTGTTCTTGGTTATAGCGATTAAAAAAGTCCATAGCCTTTTGTTGTTCTTGAGTTACTCCAGGTCTTAATTTTATTTCATCATAATACCTTTTCTTCAAGTCTTCTAAATGATTACGTGCTTCTGCAACCGCTTCTTTTTTAGCGAGTTTCTTTTTTCTGATGTCTCGCTCTTCATCAACATCCTCATCAAACTTAAATTTATCTTCCATTACAAATGAAATTTCATCTCCGTTAAGATGTGGTTTTGTATTTTTGTAATATTCTCTTAGTAGAGTATCATCGTCTACACTGGAATAATCGTGATTTAACCTTACATAATCTTGAACTGTACCACCTGTTTCTTCCATAAAGTTAACAAGCTTTTCGATGTTTTCAGGTAATTGTTTACCTAATACTCTTTCATCTCTTTTAGCAGCTGCAACTTCTTGTTCTGCTTTTTTTATTTGCTTTTGTTCTTCTTTATCAAGTTCGACAATAGGCGATTCGGACTTTTGTACTTCATCTGTATTGCTGACCCGTACTTCTCCGTCCACTTTTTTGCTAGCTTCGGGTTTGTCGCCCACAGGTACCTCCTTTGTTTCTCCGATTTGAATGGCATCGTCTTTTTCTTTTTTAGTTAAGTCTACTTTTACTGGCTCCTCAACTTTTACATTAGGATCTTTTCTTAAATCAACCTTTACAGGTTCGTCTTTTTGAGTAAACTTTTTAGGCTTTGATTTGATTTTCATATCACCGCCTTCTGATTTGACTTCTTGAGTCACCTCAGGTTTAGTTGTTTCTTTTTCTGACATAATAAAATATTATAAAATTAGTTAATTGGTATTATATACCTTCGTTTTCAAAATTTATAGGCATTAAATCATTGTTTCTTTGATCTATCATAGCGCTTTGCTGTGAGCCTTCCATTTTAGTTCTTTTATCTTTACGATCTTCTATAAAAGATTCTTTTTCTTTCATAGCATCAACTTCTATCTTTTTTAACTCCATATCAAACATATGTTGTTGTTGCATTTTTTGCTGATCAAGTTGTGCTTGTAATTGCATTTTTTTAATAGCTAAATTATTTTTAGCTTCTTCATATTGTACATTAGAAGCTGTTAAAGCTTGTTGCTTTTGCATTTCTGCTTGAGCAATAGCTTGAGCAGAAGCTGCCTTAGCTTGTTCTTGAGACGCTGCCATTGCTTGCTGTTGCTGATCCATACGCTTTTGTTTTTCTTTACGTTTTTGTTTCAGCACATCATTAGCAAGTTTAAGATTTTTTATTCTTCTAATATCAATAGCATCTTCTAAATCTATACCGCCTTGCTGTATAGCCATTTGTATATTTTGCTCTAATCTTGCTTTTTCTTCTTCTTCAGGTTCTAATTCTAAATAAATACCAAAATCATGTAGCGGTAAATTTTGTATTTCAGATAATGTAGCGGTATTATATGTAGATATAGAACTTTTTAATGAATTTAATGTTAAAGGATTTTTTAAAGAATCAGCAATTTTTAATGATATATTTTCACAAGTTCTTAGTGTTAACCACAAACTCGCTTGCATTATATGTCTTGTAGCTGTATTAGAAGCATTAACTGCCATTTTTTGTAAACCAACTAACGTATCTTTTTCAGGCATACTACCGTCTCTTGCTTCATTTAAACCTGTACAATCTCTAATTAATTGTAAATAATACTGATATGTAGCAATTAAACTTTGTATTTTACCTTGACCACTTGAAGTTTGTAATTCTTGAATAGGTACTTTACCTGGATTCATATCACCTTCTTGAGTCATTGATCTACCTACGATACTACCAGTTTGAAAATACATATTTAATGCTTCTGCTGGATTATAATTTGTACCATTACCTAAATCAACTTCAGCAAGACCATCCATATCTAAAAATACACCATCTGGAACTGTACGAGCAATTACTTGTTGTAGTTTCAAATGTGTTATTTGTATCATATCAGCAAAGCCTGTACACTTACTAACAATAGATTCTATACGACCTTTATACATACGTGGCGAACATATAGTATAACTCATTTCTACTTTTGTAGTATCGGCAAAAGGTCTAGTCATATTTTCTGACAACTGCCATTTAATAAGTTGATTATTGCCTAAAATTTTTACACCTTCATAAAGTACTTCTATTTTTCTAGCAACTCTCTGAAAATTATCATTAGCAGGAGGATTAAAGGTATCAGGTTTTTCTAATGCTTTTTCTAATCCAGTATCAGTTTGTTTAATTTTAAAAACTTGTTCGTTATAAGTTTTATATTCAAAAAATAAAACTGAAACAGTATTAGGATCGTAAGATCTATATCCGTATAAATTATCTTTTTGATAACCTTTTGTTTGTTCTATCTTTTTTAAATCTTCTTGTGTAAGATAAGGAAACTGTTTAGCTATTTCAGGAACAGTTAATTGCTTTACTTCACCTACATAATATATATCTTCAAAATGAGGATCTTCTGTATAAGAATATATTAAATTAGCTGGATCTACATATTTTAAATTAACACCATTAGCTGGATTAAAAGCTGTTTTACAAGCTCCAATACCTAATACAACTAAATCATGATTAAATCTTTTCTTTATATTGTCAAATCTATTACGTTCAAGAGTGTTATTTATAACTTCTTCTTCCGCTATTTCTACACTTTGCTTATAGCTTAACTGCATATGAATATCTAACTCTTGCTCGCTTTCAGGTAATTTATTTTGATCTGTATTAAATTTGTTTACACCTAGATTTCCTTCAAGATTTTGTAAAAAAGGTTTAGCCATCATATCAGTTAAAATAGCATCAGCATAAGCTGTTCGCTTTTTTAATGATACTGGGTCTTGAGCAAAAGCTTTTATTTCATAAAGCTTATTGTTCATACCGTTACTAACTATATCTACAAATTTAGATAACACAGGTACTGGTTTCCAGTCTAAATTTAAATAAGATAAATCACCATTAATAGCTAATTCATCTTTATATTTTTGCACTGGTTGCTCACCTCTTGCATATAATCTTAATGTATGAAACCTATTAAATGAAGTAGCAAATCTAGTACCATTACCACCTTGCTGCCACCATTCGCCTTCTATAGCCTGTGCAACTTGTCTTCCATATTCTTCTGATGATTTTTCAATATCAGAGACTGTTTGGCTAGGAAAAGCACTATTTGGATTTGCGTATATATTCATTTACTTAATTATTTTTGATAACGAACCTCGATTATCATATTTTTTTATTCCTAAGTCTATTGGTTCACGTTTTCTTCTAGCAACTGGTGCGTATCTATTTTTATTACAAGCCATTAAAGCTAAACCAGAACTAATAGAAGCATCGTGTGTTGTTCTATTATTTATATCAAAAGCAGCCCAGTCTTCAAGTGTTCTTTGAAAATAAACATTTCCATAAGAATCACCATTAAATCCAACAGCTGTTTCAATATAAGATTCAATTGCAGCAGCGTGAGCTTGCTTTATATCTTCACTTGAGTTTGGTATACCACCTATTTCTTTTTCTGTTACTGATAATTTATTCCAAACTTTATCAGGTCTGTTCATTGCAAAACCTCTATATCCTCTTCTTTTAAAATGATATAAAAGTCTAGGTTTATTATTTTCACATAGTAAAGGCATACCATAAAAAACACACGCCATTAATACATCTTCAAAAAATACTTCAGCTGTTTGAGGTCTTGCTATATATTCTAAAAAGAAATGATCAGCTGGTGCATTTTCCATACTAAATTTAGTTAATCCATGTAAAGCACCATTAGAACCTCGCTTATCTACTGTACCTGATATATCATAAGGATCACAACCAAAAGCGCCTATATGATCATTACCAGGATATTTAATACCATTTTTTTCTATATATCTATTTTGTAAGTTTTTATCAGGAATCCAAGTTATAAAAAATCTTCCTTGATTACTAGGTGCAAATATAACTCTACTATCTTTTATACCATGTTCCCATAAAAAATTACCTTGAGTAACCATTGATTTATTGTTTTCATCTTCATTAAAATCTATTTGTTGATATATCTTAGTGAGATTAAATAAAGATGATTTAGATTCATCTCTAAACGCGTGTTTTGTAGTTCTAGGAAACTGTCTATAAAACTCGTTTAAAGCATCTTGGTTATCTTTTAATCCGTCAACTTCGTTTTCCCAATACTCAATAACGCCAAGGTCGATAAACTCGCCTTGTGGTCCAAGTACTTCTTTGTCGGGAGTGTCGAAGACAGGTATGCCATAAGAATCAATGTAGCCTTCGTAGTTCCATTCCATAGGTATGAACAAAGAATATAATCCCGAACTAGTCTGTCCGTTGCGGTTTCTTTTTGTAACATCTGATTCATCATATAATTTTTTAAAGTTTCTACCACCTTTATCTAATGCGTTAGATGTTGAACCCATCATACATTTACCAATAATTTTACTACCTAATCTTAATGTCGTCTTGGTGACGCGCCAGTTGTTGAGGATGTTGTTGGGCTTCTCCCACTTCCCCGATTCATCATGAACGAGGAGTTTGAGTTTCTCCCCATCGTAGGAGTTGTCACCGGTATTCTTCCAGTCGATGGTGGTGTCAAGTCCCTGTAGTTCGTCCTGTAAGGTTTCATCGGCGGTGGTGGCGGTGATGGAACGTCTGGTAAACTTGGAGGCTGGGACACGGTAGGCAAGCTCGGTCTTTGGACGGTCCATTCCGTCCTGGGTCGGCTTGAAAAAGAAGGGGTAATTAACTGATATGGGTACCACCTTATCTGTGAACATCTTCTTGGCATCAGGTCCAGACTTGGATAATATACCATACCTGGAGTCACTTGATATGGTTGCCAAGTTAACCACCTCTCCTGAGGCCATGAAAGAAAACCCGGACCGCCTATTCTTAAGGTAACACATCCCATAGGATCGTGAATCTGCCTTACAAGCTTCCCAGAAAATAAAGAATAATCTATTTGACTCCCGAAAGTCTGGTGCCCCGACGTCAATCTTAGACCACTGCAAGTACATGTAATGAGTACCACTAATGTAAGTAGGAACGCNTTTGTTATAAAACCAAAAACCTTCCTCCCTACGGGTAAATTCATTATCGATGTAATCATACCACTTTGTTTTAAAATCTTCTGGATATTGTCTCCAGTCAAATACTGTTTTTATTCTTGCTAAAGCTTTAGGATATTCAAACTTACTCCATTTATCATCTTCAAACTTATATATGTTTTTAGCTTTTGGTAAAGCTATCTTTAAATTTTGTATTTCATATATTTCACCTACTTCACCTGTTTTGCTAATAACTACAATGTCATGCTCTTTATTATAACCGTATTGCCATTTTTTATAACGGTTCATACGATTAATAATTTTAGGTTTTATATGATTATCAAGTACTTTATATAAACTTTGCTTATACATTACTTAGCTCTTCTTTCAGCAAAACCCTTAAAATATGTATCTTTTTTAACTTCTTGCTTTGGTTTATCTTCTAACATATTTTGCTCTTCTTCAATACGATTTAATATTTCAAGAGCATCGAATATAGCTAGTTTTTTAGTAGCTGCAGCATTTTTAAGTCTATCTGCGGAAATGTCAGGTCCAAAATCTATAATAGGCTCTTTAGCAACTTTAATTAACTCTTTAATTGCTACTCGCCCAGCTTGGATTATATTCTTCTTCGTTTCCTTTGTACTCATATTTAATTACAATATCATTTGATTTCATACAGTAAATTCGCTTTTTATCAACAATAAACTCCCATTCACGACCTGGTTTATAACCAACTAGATCTCCTGGGTTAATATCGTGTGCTTCTAAAGCATTATTACCTATTTTTAATATACCAACACATTTCTGCTCTAAATCCATTGTTAGAGAGTTATTATCTTTTATAGGCATTACAAAACATCTATCCATAAATGGTAGCCATTGTTCGCCTTTTTTATGTAAATATATTTGATCAGGTTTACAAAAAAATAAATCTTCTTTAAAATATTGACTACTATTACGTTGTTTACCTCTTACATCATACCATCTGCGAAATATATTATGATGTATTATTATTTGATCACCTTTTTTTATATTGAATTTATATGCTAAAGGTACTGAAACAACAGTAGCGTGGCGACTAACCATTTTATGATCTTCTATATTAGAATTAATAATAAGTGTTTTTTCGCCTACTTTAATTTTATTGTTATACCTTTCATTTGTAGGTTTAACAATAAAGTCATATATACTGTTCATTAATATTCTAAATCATACTCAACAGATATAGCCATATTAGAATTAAATTTTTTCCAAGGCATTATCTCTTGATCTTTCTTTATAAATATATTATAAGAGTTATCTCTTTCATTATGATCAATATTGTTTATTACATGACCACCATATACTTGTTGGCCAACAGAATAATGCATGGCATCGTTCTTGTAATCAGCACCAATACTGATCTTTCTTATTACAGAATACATTACTCTTTATCTTCGCAGTCTTCGCAGTCTTCTTTCTTTTCATCACAGCCACAATCTTCTTCTTCAACTACTTCTTCTACTTTAGGTTCTTCTGTTTTAGGAACTTCTACTTCTTCCCAAACACCTGTTTTTAAATTAATATTAACTGCTCCATACTTAGATTCAAGTTCTTGTTTAGTTTTTTCTAAAACTTCTAATGCAGCTTTATAGTGTTGCATTGTTTTGTTTTTTTCTATTTCTAAAGCACCTAAATCAAAAACTGCTTTTTGTAAAGCTGTATTTTGCTCGTTAATTGTTTTTAATTCTAATTCTTTAATTTTTCCACTTTTTGCCATTTGATTAAATTTTAATTGTTATTACTATATTTATAGTTACTTGTTAATATTCACTTTTACTTTTTAAATATATTNCTTGCCTTTTCAGTCGTACGTCCGCCGAAATAGGCTAAAACGACCGCCATCATGACTTTCTCGAAAGTATCGTTCCATAATTCATTTATATGAAAAGGTATTGTTTCGACACTATCTAATATACCTGCAAAAGAAAATACAACAATACACCATACTAAAACTAATGGACGTACATTTTTAGACATCCAAGAGTCTGACATAGAATCTGCTTGCCATCTTGACGTGATAGCTTCGATTTCTTTTGTTTGTTGTTCGTAGATTATTTGTTGTAATTTTATCTTATCGTCTGCTGGAGCATCAGCTTTAGTAATAGCTTCTATTGCTTCTTTTGGCGAAGTTACACCTTGTAATACATTTCCTAATGTAGGATTAATTACAGATGCAGCGCCAAACAATAGTTGTCCAACGGTTGTATCTTTAAATTTCTTTTTACTCATGATTTTCTATATGCTTCTGCTTCCCATGGTAAGTTTTTAGCGCCCTCATGCATTTTTGATCTTGGATATACTTTACCTTTCCAATATACGTTATCATCATCATAATCGAGATCACCTCTTTTAACTTGATCAATATGTACTTCTTCATGTGCTATAACTTCTTCATGTTTATGCAGTGGTACATCACTACCAATAAGTATAGTACCATTTTTATTACCCTTACCCATAGTTCCAGGTTCTAATTCACGTTCATATATTGGTGAATTTTTTTTAAACGGAGGTGTTAATTTAAAAGACATATTATGTTTCTTTTTCTTCGCCAATTTTACTACCCTTTACTATTCCTTTACCACTAACTAGTTCGCTTGTTTTTTTACCAACTACACCACTTACTTTGTTGTTACCTAATGCACCTGAAATTCCTGACTTAATTTTGTCACTTAATTTAGTGTCCTGACCTTTTCTAAAAGCAAAATTAGTAATACCTCTACCAATATTTCTTTTACTAGACTCAGGCATAAACATACCCGGTTTATATACGCGACCTTTTGATTTACCAAACTTGTTTAGTTTACCTATTTTTCCTACATCAGTTCCAGGTATCATATAAAAACCTGAAGCAAGAGCTTTTTTGCCAAATCTTTTAGCTCCTTGAACATCACCTGTTGCGGCAGCAACTCCAGCTCTAGTTCCAGATAAAACTAAATTAAGACCATCGCTAATAGGAGTAGGATCAACTAAACTCGCGTAATCTAATCCTGCTTGCACATCGTCTATTGATGGTGTTGGGATTATACTGCTTGCACTAGAATAATCACTTCTTCCTTCTAAACCTTTTCTCATTATATCTTCGTAGTAAGGATCTTTACTAAAGTTTTCTGCTAAACTTCTTTTATACTCTTCAGGTGTTAAGTTTTTCTTCATGTGCTCTTCAAAATCAGCGTCTTCACCATATTTGTTATAAAAATCATCGTAGTCTACGCCAGATCTCATGATAACACCGTCTAAAACTGGGTTATGTATATTACCCATCTCATATTGATCACGGTATTCGCTATCTGACATACCTCTTTCTGATTGAGTTTTATAATCTAAATCATCAAATACATCACTACTTGGAGTTTTTGACTCGTCTTCATTACTCAACGGTGATTTTCTACTTAAACCAAAGCGTTGTACGTAAGACATTGTTAAGCTTTTTTAAAACCTTTTCCGTATCTTCTAGCGTCTTTAGGACGTTCACCAGCTTCTTTCATTCCTAGCTTTTTAAAATCTTCTTTAGTCATTTTTCTTTTACCTGAAGCGTCTTTAACTACAGGATTATCTTTCATAAGATCTTTTCTTTCTTGCTTAGGACCTTCTTTTTTCATAGGGGCTTTCATATCAGCTGGTGACATTTTACCTGCTTTCTTCATTGGAGCTTTCATTGAAGGAGCTTCGTGTCCCATTTCCATAGCTGACTTCATTTTAGCTGGAGCCTTGTGACCCATTTCAGCTGGTGATTCATGACCTGCTTTCATTGGTGATTTCATTGACATACCTTTATCAGCGATGTCATTTTCAAGATAATGTAATCTCGCTTTACCACTTAAGTTTTTATCATAAGCCATTTTAGCGTCATATCTTTCGTCTGCTTTACGAGCTCTCATTCTTGAGCTCATATGTTTGTGTATTGGATGCATAATTGTTTTTTTAATTGTTATATAAATGCTGTTATTTTTTCTGCAGTAGTTAAAGTACTAGGCGCACCAGATGTTGCAGCTGATCCTACCATAACTCTTTGTACTATTAAATCTAATGTTTCACCTGGAGCAACTCCTTGCACTAACACATCTTGACCATCAAGTGTTTTTACAAATATATCACTCTTAGTATTGTTACCCGCTTGATTATCACCAACCATAATAATAGCACCTTTTGGCAATTTATTAGCATCGTATATTTTATACTGTTGCGTTGTTGATGGCGCGCCTGTTACAGGAAATATATTAGCAGACAATGTTAATTGTGTATTACTGTCTACTGATTTTACTACTGCGGCTTCAGGGCCTAACCAAGCTGTTGTATTCATAGCAGCCATGTTATAAACTATTTGACCTACTTGAACGCCTTGATTTGTAATATTTCCATTAGCATCTACTGTTTGTAAGAAGTTACCATTAGTATCTACAAGTTTATCATTAGTTAAACTAGTTGTAGTACCTGATTTTCTTACTTCTGGTCCCGGAATATTAATATCATCATTTAATGCCACCGGGATCGCACTAGTATATGAACTTGGATTTATTATCATGATTAATTATTTTATGTTGCTCTTTTTTGATCTTCTTTGAACTTGTTATAACCTCTTTTATAACCTTCTTTAAGTTCTTTAGTAAATTTTTTACCTTTTTCGATAACTTTGTCAATATTTTTGTTAACACTTCTAATAGTTCTTGCAGCTACATTACCTTTCTTACCATCTTTCTGGTTACTACTTTTCTTATTTAAAAGTTCAAGACCTCTTGAAAGTAAATCGCCTTTCTTACCATCTTTCTTCATTGGTGACTTCATTTTAGCAGGAGATTTTCTTTTTTTAATTGCAGCTGATTGCTTTTTAGCAGCGTCTATCATTCTTGCTTCTTTTTTACGGTCACCTCTAGCTAATTCTTTTGCTCTTTTTTCAGCAGCAGACAATTTTTTAACTGGTGATTTCATCTTAGCTGGTGACTTTTTTTTAGCTTTTTTCTCAGCAGCTTCTTTTTCTAATCTTTCTCTTTGTCTTCTCGCAATATCTTCTGCTTTTCTATCAAACTTTTTTGAAGCTGGAGAGCTTTTAGCATCAGGCGCTTCTTTACTATGTGCTTTATCAGCTTCTCTAGCTTTGTCTAATAGTTCTACAACTTTAGGGTTATCATAATCATAATCACCTTGTTCAGCTTTTTCAGANAACTTCATAGCTCTTTTTCTAAATTTATCACCGTGTTTTTTCATAGGTGATTTCATCTTAGCTGGACTTTCTGGNGCAGCTTCAATAGCTTTCTTTAAACCTTCATTTAAATTTTTTTGATTACCAACTAGTTCTTTGTCAATTGGTGACTTCATTTTAGCCGCAGAACCTTTAGCAGCATCTTTCATTGGCTCTGTTGTGTTACCATCTTTATCTAAATCTAAAAAATCTGGTTTAGCTTGTTTAGCTGGTGATTGTTTCATTCTTGCTTTTTGAGCAGCAGTTGGTCCTGAACCAGCGCCTTTCATTTTAGCATTAGCTACTTTACCAGCAATTTTAGTNGCAGCTTCTTTTGACTTACCTTGATTCATTAGTTTTCCTACTAAACTATCGAAGCTGTTTAACGGTGANTTAAAGTTTAGTGGATTTTTACTAAAAGGGTTTTTACTTTGATTATATGCCATGATTATCCTCTTTTTGCACGTTGTGTTATTGGCATACTTCCTGCATAAGGAACTGCCCCTAGTTTTAATTTCATACCATTACTACCAGAACTTCTTCCCGGAGCATGTGGTCTTCCGTGTTGATCGAGTGGTCCGTCCCATATAGAAGTTTCCCCTACAATACCTACAGAATTCTTTTTTGACGCATGAGTATGAGATTTATCTTCTATCATACGTAGTGGTGAGTTGTATTTTTTCATAAGTTGTGTTAATTTATTAGTTGCCTAAGTCTCTATCAAAAGAACCAGGTATTTTACTTCCAAACATAGCGTTAGCAACGCCCATTGTTCCAGGAGAAAATGCGTTCATTGGTGTTAACATATCTTCTTGTATAGGTGCTTGTAAGCTTCCAGGTTGTGATTCAGTTGCCACATCAAACTCAGGCTCATTCATATCATTTGCGTTTCTATTTCTATCACGCATTAATACAGCCATTTGATTTTCTAGCTTATTAATTCTACCTCCAAGTCTTCCTCTACCTCTTCTTCCTCTTATACCTGCTGCTATGCCTGCAAGGCCCCCGAAATTTATTGGACTTTTATTCATCTTTGTTTATCTTTGTTTACGTTATACATTGCTTGATACATAACTTTATCAGTATATGAATTACCAGCAACTAGTTTGTTTCTTCTTTCACTCATCGGTATATCATCTAATCCAAGCATTATTCTATAAACTCTTCTTATTAATTGTTTACCTTTAAATGATATTTTATATATATTGTATTTTTGTGTAGTTCTGTTTCTATGTCTCCACACTTCAATCCAATTGTTTTGTATTAATTTATTCCAGCGCCTATTATTCCAACTAAAAGTATATACGCCTGTTTCAAAATCTTTTTTTGTAAACAAATCAATACAGTCTAAATAGATAATAAGTTCAAACTCAGCATCTGTTAAGCCGTTGTTTTTACAAGCCCACTTACGTATTATACGATAATGTTTTAACAAGTTTAAATCTTTAAGATCACTTGCTTCTAGCTTTTTCATAAAACAACGACCAC